TTGCGCGAAGCATGTAATTCAGAACCTCTCCTGATGGTCCTGAAAACGGTTTGCCGTTTGTTACGTCGTGTACCCCTGGTGAACGAGACACGACAGCAATTTTGGCATTAGAAGGTCCGGTTGTCGGAGCGCATCGTTCCTTCACCAACGGACAATTCTCGCACTCAGCTAGAGGGTGTTTCCTCATATTCGTGTAATTTTAGGTTCGATTTTTTCTTTCCAAATGCGAAGCGGCTCTTTAAGAGAACGCAAGAGTTCTGCCATATTATCCATGTCACCGCGATAGAGTGCATCGCGATACGCTGTTGGGTCTAGAAACCATCCTACGTTATGTGCAGATTCTACGTTGTCTAGAATCTTCTGCATATTTTCTTCATCGTTCGAAAGCGCTTGCATTGCATATCCAATACGAGTCATAACTTGTTGAATATCTACGTCGTCATGAACCTGCATTTTCTTCGTTCTCCATCTTAAAGTGATTACTCGCAGCAATACCAGCAAAGTACCCAATTACGATCATCATTGCAACTTCTTGCGTAGCACCTTCTTCTGTTGCACCACTGTATACGTGAAAACCCATCCTGCCCATATCCATCATATCATTCTTGTCTTGAAGTTGAGTGATAGGATTCTGTTCCATTTTATCTTTCATCTCCAGAACCTCCAAGTGTACCACGTTCATTACGCGCCTGCAACTTATCAAGGTTGATTTGCATAATCTCAGCGAGACTGAAATCTAGTTCGTTACACATTTGAGAGATATACCACATACAGTCGCCAAGCTCTTTTCTCATTTTCTCTCTAAAATCAGAACCATTGTAATCACCGAATGTGTCTCTCATGAGTTTCTTTACGAGAGACGAAACCTCGCCAGCTTCACCAGTGAGTCCCTCAGAGACATAAACGATATTTAGAAGGACGTGTGCATCTTGCAAAGGGAGACGTTTGAGAATCTCTATATTGCTCTCGCGATAAATGGCGGTTTCTTTAGTCCTACTCTGATACTCTACGGCGTCCATAAATACCTTTCGGTCGATCATCGAATTCTCTGTATCTACGTCTATTCATTTCATAGTGAAGTAAGAACATAAGACAACACATCGCATGAGCTAAATGGTGTAATCCAGTTTCAGCATCTCTAGTCTCTTGACGATGCCAAGCCCATAAATGTCGTAATAGAGCCGAGAATACTCTTGAATATTTAATACCTTTTGACCAATTGTATGGTTCATACTTGTCTGCTCCGAATTGAAGAACTCTAGCTGTTTCGATGAGTGCGTCTGCTGACCAAAGATCGAGAGGGATTTTTCCTTCGTCATACTTAGTCCCTTCTACGAGCTTAGTTGCCATTTGGCTTCATTCCAGGAGGAAGGAAAATATCCTTTGGAGGCTGAATACCCTCAGTCAACTTAGCCTGCAACAATGACAAACGTATTTCTTCAAGCTGCTTCTCATTCTGACGCCGGAGAGTCATCATCGTCTTTAGCATATATCTCTTAACGTGATTATGGAACGGCTCAGCTTCAATGACTCCCATATCCATTAGCATTTTGATTAGAACTTCCAATCGACTTTTGAATAGGAACTGATCGATTTGGATATTCGCGCCTGGATTTAAACCCATCTGATGCCAAGTAGACGCTTCTGCATCAAACGCTTCATCGAGAAGATCATCAGAGATATTATCTACGATATCATCAACTTCGTTTGAGAGTGCGTCAGTCGGAATTTCTGGATCAGGCGGCTGACTTGGTGTGCCTGGAATTTTGTCCAATTTGAGTACCGTCCTCAGTATACAAGTGTCGATTATTGCATCCCCATGTCATACACCCAAATCGTCTTTTACCATCAACAGTATTAACATTCTTCATCTCTTGGTGGCATGTTCCACAAACGGGTGGATGAAAAGGAATGAGAGCATTCACTGTAACTTCTTCTAGTTCCTCAAGACTATTAACGACAGTACGAGTAACCCATTTTCTGATTTTCCTTACGTTGGCCAAAGCTGATAACCTCTACCTTTCTGCTTAATCTCTACCAATCCCCTTTCCTCTAGTGTAGTGAACACAACTTTTGCCGTAACAGATTGAAGGTGTGCACGCCGCATAACCTCCGCTCTCGTAATTCCGGGAGTCGATCTAACCATTTTAAGGACTCTCTGGATGAGTCTCTCGGAAGTAGTTGTACCAACATTCATCATCATATGAATTGAGTGTGGTGCCCACTTCTGAATGTAGTATGCAGCTTTTAGAACATCACGCTTCTCTGTAACAATTTGGAAATCGTTGGGTTCCTGTCTAATAGCAGCAAAAAGGATTGACAGCTTTAACAATGAAACGGACATACGACTGAACGTAGGTAATGCGATTGCACTCCTAGATGATTCACTCGCTGTACTGACGAGAATCTGTTCAATCGATTGCATCTTTTCCCAGGCATCAGGAGTTAATGTCGCCTCTACATCTTTAGAAAGTTGAGCATCTTCTCCAAAGATTTTAGCGTTGACAACCTGAACTTGATATTGTGCGAGAATACCTCTGAGATCGGATTTAAGTCTTTCTCGTTTATCAACATCGCCGGATTTATGAGTAGGTGGTCCCATCCATTGGATTTGATCGATGTTGGATTCGCCATTAACCACAAGGAATCGTGGAAGGAATCCTGAATAAAAGAATTCTTCATTAACAGTCTCATATACTCTATCCTGGATTCCACCACCGAAGAAGATAAACACTGGCTTCTTTACACTGACAGTTTTCTTACTGAGTTGTCGTACCATTACAGCCGGAACATCGTAGAGCTTTGTAAGAACTTCCGGCATTCCTGCGAGATAGCTTTTACTTGACATTGCATCAAAAAAGCCTGCTACCTCATCTCGATAATAGATTGAGACTCTTTCTGGACGAGATTCTAATGCACTTAACATACCTTCTGCGCTTGAATCCTGAGTGGCAAGAACTGCGTTTTGATCCAAGTCCATAACGAAGTCCATTGCCATTTCCATCGCAGTAGTTTTTCTCGTCAAAGTGCTTTCCCCGAGAACAAGACCCCACACGTTAGGATAGATTTTTCCCCACTTCATATTCAAGTGGAATTTGTCAGCAAGGAGACTTGACAACATCACTACGCCGCAAATTTCGTGGTACTCCTTTGTAGCGTCCGTGACATCGGAAGCCCATTTTATGTATTCATCTATAAACGTGTCGGTCTTGATTTCTTTGAGTTCGCTTTCTGAGAGAATCTCAGGGAACTCCATGTTGTCGTCAAGTGCACCGGCAACAATCTGAAAGGTTTTATCAATTGTTTCCGCTTTGAGAATGTCGAGCCAAAGGTGTGAAAGGGGTCGCTTATCTCTTTCATACTTATTGCATTTAGATGTAACTGCGATGACGAAAGCTTCTTCACGAGTCATCCCCACTTCAAAGCAAATACGGATTAATTGCCAAAGAGCTTTAGACCAATCTTCTTCTGGCTCAACCAAGTAGATATTTGAAAAACCTGTGCGAGATAGAGTGTGACGGTATTCGTGAACGATGAGAGATGCCTCTGGAAGTTCATCCAGATTTGGCATATCCGCATCTTCGACACCATGTTCCTTTAGTTCTTCAATTAGGATGGACTCGAAAATCGCGGCATCGAGTCGTTCATCTGTCGCCTTGATTATGCGAACTTCTGGTGTTGACTGATACTTGAAGTTGACTGTAAATGGAACACGTAGAAGTTTAGTAAGTGCCCATCCAGAGTCTACTCCATTAATCTTATATTTGGAGTAGATACGCTTTGCGTATTCCTCAGCAATTGAAGGCGGTACGTCATCCTCTAGTTTCCATAAAGCCTGATATCTATCTGGACTAGATTCTATGACAACCTGCGGAGCAGGATCAAGCATCGAGGGATGACAAGTATCTAAGTCAGCCCAAACCAAATCTTGAGGGAGACAATTCTCTTTAACTCTCTCAGGCTTACTGAGAAGGTTAACGCCAAAATATACGTTCTTCTTCCTAGACCCCTCAATAAACTTAAGTGCATCAGGCTTGTTGTCAGGCCATTTAAAGAATTCTTGTGTAAATTTATCCTTCCCCTTTGGGACCGGCTGCAAAGTTGCAAGACATACGTATCCCTCTCGTTGGCCAAATACGTAGTCTAGGAATTGTGCTCTGAGTTTAGATTCGTCAGTCGGCATTTGAGTTCACGATATACTTAAGCCTCATTTTCAAATCTTCGAGAATGCGGTTGAAATGATTGATATCCATAAGAAGTGAATTCTTGGACTCACGGAATTGAGCGGCAGAATTATCAATGCGCTCAGAAATTTCAATGAGTCGAATAGCAGTATCTTTCAACTTCGGCGCTTCGAGTTGTTTCCTTGGGTGTCCTGCTTTTCCATACCTAAGTTTAGCTTCTTCTGTATGCGTTTCGCACAAACGCGCGTAACGACCCTTCAAAGCGATAGATTCATTCTCGCAACCATTAATCTTACATTGTGTATTTATCATAAGATTGGTGTGGGGAAGGGACGGCACTCAACCCCTTCCCCACATTTTAGGCTTTAGACCAGTTGAGGCGATCCGTTATCAGAATCGCTATAGGATTTAAAGCCCTTAACCTCGTTATCCATGATCCCATCTTCCTCTTTGGTTCCCCACTTCTTCTTCTGCCCCACAATAACGAGAATATCCTTACCCTTGATATCATCGAAATCGGGGTTGAAATCCCCGGACAGGATTTCCTCCTCACTGTATCCGACGCACTTAAAGAACTGACCAAGAATTCGGTCCATTGTCTTTTTGTGCTCATACGGCTTACCGCCGACCTTTGCAGGAGCAATGATAAGCTGACGGAACAAACGACGATTCTTAACCTTAACTTCGTCACCGTCTGGATCAGTTGTGGTTTCCTGCTCAACCTTCAACTGAACATTAATCATTGGAGTTCCCTTCGGAAGAACGGAACCCTCTGAACCCTTTGTTGCCTTCTTTTCCATCTTGAACACGGTACAATGATACGTTCCAGACGGAATTGCATCGAAATCGCTTCCCGCAAGATCAGCACCAGCGAGATTGAGTCCGAGTCCTTCACCCATTACTTTTCTCCTTTAGCGTATATAGCGTGTATAGCGTTATAGCGTTCAGCCAGTCGCGATCTTTGACTTCTGAACGAATTCGTATATCATTGGCATTGTAGGCATCTCGAGGATTCCCGGGACTTCATCTGGCTTGTTGCGCCATTTAGCTTTAACTCGCTTAGTTCCCGAAACCTGCATTGTAACAAAAGGAGTTTCTACGCCGTCAATGCGTTTGTTCTCCTTTTGCATGTAGCCAACGATATCGAAGTAACCACTAAACTCTGACTTCATAAAGCCAGAGAGTTTCGGAAAATATCTTGTTATGTCTGTAGCCTCGTCTGTATATTCTCCTCTCCACGCTGTCCAAACTGTGTGTAGGGGTAAGTCTCTAAGAGAGATAACGCACCGACGCAATCTCTTACCAATCTTACCCCACTCACGCGGAGAAGGTACATCAATATCTACCGTCTCTCCGCGATCTTTTGCAATAGCAAGTTTCTTAGCTTCTTGCATAATTGTATCAATATCTAAACTCTGCAACTCAGTTGCGTTGTCGATGCAAATTGACTTGTAAAATGGTTTAGCCGATCTGCAATCATCTTGCAAAAGAGAGACAGTTTGCTCTAGTTCTTTGATTGTACGAATCTCTTTTGCATGATAATTCTTTCTATATGCAACAGTCAACAGACCTTTTTCAAAACCTAGATGAAGTGTGGGAGACAGATCAGGATGATCTTGCATAGTTCCACAAAGATAAGTCTTTCCTGTATCTGGCTCACCATATCCTAGGATATTTAGATGTTTCGTTAGTTCACTGAAATCCTCGAGTCCTAGTTGCTCGGTGAGACTAACTGATGCTGTTGCCATTTTATCTTACTTCTTTAAGTTGTTCTGTGCAATTCTTCTCAATTTCAAGCACAGCGTCATGCCATTCTTTCTTTAAAGCTTGAATTTGTGGTTCATAGATTGTACGAGTTTGATGCAAAGCGCTGTCTCTTTCAATTCTAATCTTACGACGCGCTTCCTTCTTTTCTTTTCTTAGCTCATTAATTGTTTTAGCCTCAATTGTTTCGCTCACGCCATTCCCAACCTGTGAAGTATTTGCTGAACAAACTTACAACGTCAGTTCTATTATTGTATCCTTCTGATGCTGCAATGATTTCTCCGTTTGCGGCCTTCAAGTGAAAGTACCACATCTTATTCTGCATACTATAGAAAACTTCAAAGATTCCTAATCCCATTATTCCTCAACTCCTAGCTCAATAAGCATTTCGTTCATCTTCAAGATAATGTGTTTTGAGCAATATGGAACTCCTTGAAGTTTGTAGTAAGTGGGACTTCCGCACCTACGACTGAGACACCGCATCTCTTTATCGTAAAACTTGAATGGACCTTCTTGAGGAGGAACCGCGTAAAGCTGTCTTAAAAGCTCTGTTGCGTCCTCACTAGGTTCATCAAGTAGTTCTTGTAGGAAATCAAGCTCCATGAGTTATCGTCTCAATCATTCCTCGTTTAATTGCTTCTTCATAGTCGATACAAGGACCGAGGTTCCTATTGTATCTTACGATTCTCGCGTCATAATCATCTTTGAGTGCATCTGCAACTTCAAGAATTCCGTCTGAATCCTTTTCTTCCCAAATGACAATTAAATGGTTTCCACACTGAGCATGTTCAACCATTGATCCGCAGCCCCCACACTTAAATGGAGTGATGCTGATACACCAGTAATTGTCATAATCGGAACCTGAGTAGTCCAGGTTAGGATCGACTAACTGATCTAGCTTCTCAATTATCTTTGGATCATTTGTGACTATTCCTAATGTCATTACGTAAAATATAGTCTGTTTGTTTCAGCCAAATTTTGAACACGTTCTTGCAATTCTCTAATTACGTCAGCGTCTGTCCATTGGAGATTAGTTTCAGGCTTAATTGATCCATTCCAGTGAAATGTCCCTACATGAATTTTCATAACACACAATTGACCTTGATAGACTGATGGACACCTTGGAGTTAAATCAATTATTCGTCTATCACCTGTCATAGTTGCTTTGGTATCCATCTTTAATCATATCCTCCCAATCGCGATTTGATTCAACCGCGAGACAAGGACCACGGAATCTGCACTTAAGACACGAATAGTTCTTAGATGGATTTGGATAGATACGAGGATTATCTAGCATATCCATCGCTTCCATATATAGACGCAGACCTGCATTTTGCTTCTGTGCTGCATTGCGTCTAACTGGATGACGTTGGATAAACTGACTGTCACCCTTCTCGACAAGATACGTATAGTACGCTTGCATCTTTTCGTCCATCTTGAAGTAGTTCTCAAGATTCAACTCTTTGATGGTTTGCTCGAAAAGAAACGGAGTCGTACTTTCCTGTGCCTTGTTAAGTGAAGGCAAACCTCTAGTTGTGATTGTTGGTGGTTGAGGATATGCTTTCCTCAATGCCTGATATACAATTCCAGCTATATCCTTGTAAGGAAGATCATACATTTGTGCTTCCATTTCGGCGGCCCAAATGTACGTTGTGCACTGTTCATCCAAATCTGTATGATCGAAGTAATCTTCCTTAATTGTATCGGCTGTCTTATGATCGATAATCGCATAGTTCTCGGTTGTGTGTCCGAGGACAATTAGGTCTTGTTTACCTCTAGCATGAACCTGTTTATACCACCCGTCCACATTTTCATACATTAGAGGACCATACATATTTTCGGCATTAGATGGTTCCCAATCTTCTGGCATCGGCCGCGTATCATACATATACAACGGTTTACCAGTTGTGGGGTCCAAAATGGGAACCGAGAAAAGATGTTCCGATGCGATTACAGCGAAGTCATCATTACGCTCAGCATAATCTTTGTAGAATCGCATCATACCCAATCCTATCTGATGATGAAGTTCAAATTCTTCATAATCAGGATCGGGAAGAACATCTTTCAAACCTTCGATAGTCCACTTACCGTCTTGTTCAAACGGAAACCTATCTGCGAATTCTGAGACTTCATGCTCAGAGATTTCTCCACCATTCCATTGCAAATTGTACCAAGTATCGAAAGTCACTTCTGGATCTTCTTTCAAGAAGGGATCGTAGAAGTGTTGCAGGGCATGGTGAATTCCCGTTCCAAACCAGAACGGGAAATAGATACCATATATAGTTACCTTCGGAATTAGATTTTGTTGAGCCGGAGAACTCCAAACCCAACGACGGCGACAGTCTTTAAACGTCGCACGATCCGAAGTATGAATTGGAATAATATCGAATTTGTCAGGAACTTCGATTTTGTCTAGTTCTGCAATTTGGGACATACCCTCTTGATACTTTCTGCGGTTGAAGGAGGCATAGCCTAGCACAAACGACTAGGAAAGTCAAGGGCCAAATATGGAAATCTTCATTCTTCGTAAAACTGAGATTCTGGAGGCTTTGGCATTTCCATGACTTGCCTCTTAATCCTTACTTTCTCCAAATTAGCTAAAACATGAGGAAGGTCTAATGCAAGCAAAATCTTTTCGGCCGTTTCCTCTCTAGTCCAAATTGTAGTGCCTTTCTTAATCTTAGATATTGTGCCACTAGCGAGTCCTGAGTTTTCTTCTAGTTGACCTAAGCTTCCTTCCCAATCCTCAATGTACGGAACGAGGCAACTAGCTTGTACCCATAGTCCGCTGAAAGATAACTTGTGATGATTCGCTTTGGGTCGTTTGTCATTTCGCATTTTATTTTGAAGTTGTAGAATACGCGAGTTAACGTACGCTTTCAAGTCTTGAAGATAGATGATTTCTTCTTCAGGAGTCAAGGGGAATTAACCTTCAGGTTCAATCATTCTGGTTTTCTACCTGTTCTACGATTGTGGAGATGCACGATAATCTGCAAAAACAAATCTTCGATAGCTTCATCTACTGTATGACCTGAACCATTACGAACTGGATATTCGTTAGATTGTGCTAAGATACATTTAGCACCTGGTGGCATTTCATCCTTCTCATAAGTTGCCACTAGAATTTTCATTTCTGCAAGTTTCATAGCATACTCGCCCATTCAGTAGCTTCTGCATTTTCAACATCACTAGGCTCTTTCGGTCCAAAGATTGCATTGAACCAATCAAGCTTTTGGTTATTCATATCGACCATTCTTTGATCGACTGTATCTTCTGCGAAGAATCGAATAGCGATCGGAGCCGGACGGTCTGTATCGAATTGGAGATTACCACTCGGTCGCCAAACTCTATCAATTGCCTGATTGTTATTCATTGGTGCCCAATCCAAATCCAGCAACGCTACATAAGATGCCGGAGTCAGATCGATTGATTCTCCACCGAGCTTGATTGTGGACAAAAACACCTGATGGTTCTTCTTCGGAAATTCAACTCCCCATTTTAGATATCTCTGAGAGTCGTTGTCATTTACTCGAAGTCTCATCCAAGTAATTCCTGCCTTATCCAACCTAGCTTGCAGCATTTCCAATGGATCATTGAAGTTAGAAAACACAGCGATC